GCGCGCGGTCAGCATAATGACAGGCGTCTGGTGTGTCTGGCGAAGCGCTTTCAACGTATCGATACCGTTTTTCTTCGGCATCATGACGTCAAGCAAAAGTAAATCGATGCTGTCATCCAAAAGCTCAAGCGCCTGCTCGCCGTCGTGGGCCACCAGGACATTAAAACCTTCCATTTCGAGGAGCTCTTTTAACAGGGAAGTCAGCTCTCGGTCATCATCAACTAACAGGATTTTATTCATTGTTTACGTACCTCCGAGGCAGAAATTACGTCATCAGGCGTCGCTAATCCATGACTTTACGTTGTTTTACACCCCCTGACGCATGTTTGCAGCCCGAATCGTAAACTGTCTCTCGTTGAATCGCGACAGAAAAGATTTTGGGAGCAAGCGATGCGCAAAGTTACCGCTGCTGTTATGGCCTCAACGCTGGCATTCAGTTTTTTAAGCCACGCAGCTGAAGTTGTTACAAGCGATAACTGGCACCCCGGTGACGGGGCCACGCAGCGTAGCGCGCAAAATCATATGTTTGACGGCATAAGTTTAACCGAACATCAGCGTCAGCAGATGCGAGATCTTATGCAACAGGCAAGGCACGAACAGCCTCCTGTTAATGTTAGCGAAATGGAGACAATGCATCGGCTTGTCACCGCAGAAAAATTTGATGAAAGCGCTGTGCGCGCTCAGGCAGAAAAAATGGCGCAAGAGCAGGTTGCCCGCCAGGTCGAAATGGCCCGCGTGCGTAACCAGATGTATCGCCTGTTAACGCCGGAGCAGCAAGCGGTTTTGAATGAAAAGCATCAGCAACGAATGGAGCAACTGCGCGACGTGGCGCAATGGCAAAAAAGTTCATCGTTGAAATTATTGAGTAGTAGCAACTCACGTTCCCAGTAACAACCCTGTTTTCCTTGCCATAGACACCATCCCTGTCTTCCCCCACATGATGTGGGGGTTTTTTTTATCAATAACTTACATCAAACCTTAAACAAAAACAGCACCTTACAAAAAGCTGGAAGGAACCTGAACGACTTGGGATTCCCCAGAGTGTGGACACAATGTGGACACTCTGAGGACGGTTTTACATTAAATCGACGTTCCACCCGCAAGCGGATTCAGTGTGACAGCATTTTGCAGATAATCTGGCGACAAATGCGCATAGACCATCGTTTGTTGAATGCTGGCGTGTCCCAGTATCTGTTGTAAGGCAATTATGTTCCCCCCGTTCATCATAAAATGGCTGGCGAAGGTATGGCGCAAAATATGCGTTGCCTGGTTCGGCGGGATGTCGGGTTTGACCATCCGCAGTGTTTTGCAAAATTTCTCATAATCCACCTTAAACAGTTTCGCGCTGGCTTCCTTCCTGATCATCTTTTCCAGTTCTGACGAAATGGGAACTGTTCGTTTTTTCCCGTTCTTCGTTTTAAGGAATGTGACCCGGCAGTTTGCTATCTGCGAAGGTTTTAGCGTTGCTAGTTCTGACCACCTCCCGCCAGTGCTAACCCCCAACAATGCAATTAATCGGGCATCACCTGTTAAGGCATCCAGCAGGCTGGCTATTTCGGCTTTCTCCAGGAAGGTCATTTCTGGGTTAGCCTCGGCCAGCGGCGGCAATCCATGTACTGGATGTGCTCCGACAAACTCTTCCAGCTGAATCAGCTTTGTGAACATGCCGGAAAAACGGTACATATCCCGGTTAATTGTTGATGGGCTGATCCCCTCGCGAAGTCTTGCGGAACGGTAATCCATCAACATTCTTTTGTTCATCCTGCTAACCGGAACATCACCCAGCCCGCTGATAGTTTTGAGCAGGTGATTAAATTCCTTTTGGCCGTGTTCATGATTCTGACCGTGATACTTCCACCATAAATCCAGCAGTTCTTTTAGCGTGCGGCGATCTGCTCGCTGTCCAGCCCATTCTTTCTGGTTCGCGTTTGCCAGCGTATAGCGTTCAAATGCGACCGCCTCAGCTTTCCTTTCAAACTTCCGGCGAATGCGACGTCCTTCGCGCCCGCGCGGTCTTATGTCCACTTCATAGCGACCATCATCGAGCTTCTTAATTGACATAAGAAAGCCCTCCGGCGCATAGATCACTATCTTGGTAACAAATAGTGAAAATGTAATGTTTATAGAGCGTTAACCAGTCTGTTTCTCGGATTGGTCTGATTTTGTTACATCTGGCCCAATGTGTGCGAGGGCCGGTGCGATTTGACCAGCTTGTGGGGCTGTCTTATCGGTCATTAGCCATAACGTGTATTTCTGTAGTTGCGGTGTGTTTGTTGTCTGCAAAACCACCTGAATTCCCGGTTCGGCATGTCCCCCTTCATAATTTTTTACTGTGCCTAGTGCTATCCCGCTGATTTCACAAAATTTTGCTTGAGTTAACCCTTCGGCTTTTCTGATTGCCCTTAATTTCTGGCCCATTTTCATTTGACTTGGTTGCATATTAGTGACTATATTCTCGCAAAAGGTTTGTACTTTGTGACCTTTTCAGGCATGAATCCACCTCGTCAGGAACGTCCCTAAACGGTCTGCAAGGAGTTGGATCTTCTGAGACTAGCACGAACTGACCTGCACGCCGAGATTTCGACGGGTCATTCATCGGAAAAGAGTAGGGGTATGTGATGGAAGCTAATGATTACGTGATCCAGTACCCACTGGACGCGGTGCATACAGACAAGTTCGCCGAACTTCTCGGTAAACCAAAAACCGCTGTCGAAGCGATGGCAAAAGCCAATAAGCTGCCATTGATCGAATTGCGCGACCCTTCAAAACCAGCCGCCCGCGCTGGTGATAAATGGGTTTTCATTCCTGAGTTTAATCGTGGTGTTCGTGAGGCATTTTATAACCGCCCGGTGGAACAGCGCGACGCGTGGCTTTTATGGATGGGGTTATGAATATGACTACTCTGACCAATTGCCCATCACTTGCCAGCCTGCTCACCCACGGCCAGCAGATCACCCACCGTCAGCATCAACGCGGCTGGATTGAAACACCGGACGGGCGTTTCTTCCAGCCTAAAGCGGCAGATGTTCAATTTGTTAAAAACTGCCGTTTACCGTTTATGTCGCGCCCGCGTAATAAGCGCCGCTGGTTTTCCCGCTTAATGGGCATCTTCGCGTAATTCGGGGAGGTGGTTGTGTTGATGGATAAGACAGGACAACAGCCAGGCCGCCGCCAGTTCTTAGAGCAACGGGCGCGGCTGCAAGCCAGTTTGAACGCCTCACGCGTGAATGACACTGCAACCCGTTTTAACCGCCTGGATGATGCCTGCAAAAAGGTGATTTTCATCCTGGCAAATGATGCGTCCAGATACATAGCCGGAATGCCGAAACTGACCGCCGAACAGTTGGGTTGCACTTACGAAAATCTAACCGAAAAGGAACAAACGTGCCTTTTGATGGGCATTAAGCGCCTTTCCGAATTTGCAGCATCAATGCCGTGGGAATTTGAGGACTACGCCGCACCACGCGCCGAAATTCAGGCGATACGCGACAAACCACCCGCGCCAGATAACGCAGTCAATTAACAACTAACTACCCACAAAAAAGAAACAGGCGCTAACGCGTCGGGCTTCTTGCACCCTGGAGAAAGTAAAAATGATTCGATCTCTCGTTAAATGGCCCGGTGGTAAAGGCCGCGTTATGCCTGATTTGCTGCCGATTTTGCCGAAAGCCGATTGCCTGGTGGAACCGTTTGTCGGCGGTGCTTCTGTTTTCCTCAATACTGAATATCGCCGTTATATCCTGGGTGATATCAACCCAGATTTAATTAACCTGTATCGCCAGATAACCCGCTGGCCTGATGCGGTGATCGACGCTGCTCGCCCGCTGTTTAAAGTGTACGGTGATAAAGACGGCTATAAGTGGATCCGCGACGATTTCAACGCTCGCGCCCATGACCTTCTGTCATCGCGCAATGTGTTTGAGGACGGACCGGACGCGGGCAAGATTCTTCGTGCAGCACAGTTTCTTTACCTGAACCGTCACGGATATAACGGCGTAGTGCGCTACAACCAACAGGGCGGATATAACGTTCCCTTTGGTAGACACAAAACCCCGCCTTACTTCCCGGAAGAACAGATCCGTTTATTCTCTGAAAAAGCTAACGACACGAAAGCTATTTTCGTGTGCTGCGATTTCCAGAGCACGTTAAAAATCATGATTGGTAGTGACGCGGTTATCTACTGCGATCCGCCATACCTGCCAACAAGCGAAACCGCTAATTTCACCCAATACCACACCGCCCCGTTTGGGATTAAAGAGCATCGCCAGTTGGCTGCCGCCCTGCTGGATATTAACCGCCTTACTGGTTCGCCGGTGATCCTGTCCAACAGCGACACCCCAGCCACCCGCGAGATTTATCACTCTTTCAACTTCCAGGAAATCAGCGTTAACCGTTCTGTCAGCGCGAACGCCATTACCAGAGGGGCCGCCAGTGAAGTGATTGGCGTCCTGAAAGTTTGTAGCGGCTGCGGTCGTGCCGGTGGTGGCCGTTGCCCTGATTGTGGCCCTGTAATGGGTAACGCGACCTATAACGAAATGCTGGCAACGGCTGCGGCCTATGGCGTGGAGCCGTTCTGATGGTCACAAAACTGCAGATCTCATGCGCTGCGCCGGTAGGTGTCTGCGGTCACGCAGCTGCCGAGCTGCGCCGCTTTTCTCGCGGCGTCAAAAACTATTCCCGCATCAAACCAAATTTTTACCTGGTGATCCGCATCGGTAGGCGCTGGCGCTTGCTGAGTAAAAACGGCGGCAAGGTCTGGTCACTGATGACACATGAAAAATACAACGTTGAGAGCAAGAAATGACCGCTGCTTACTACAACGAAATCGATCCATATGCAGCCCAGTGGCTGCGCAACCTTATGGCCGCGGGGTTGATTGCCCCTGGCTTTGTTGATGAAAGGAGTATTGAAGATGTCACACCCGCCGATCTGCGCGGATTCACTCAAGTTCACTTCTTTGCCGGGATTGGTGTTTGGTCATATGCCCTGCGCCGCGCTGGCTGGCCGGACTCCAGACCAGTCTGGACAGGTTCTTGCCCGTGCCAGCCTTTCAGCCCGGCGGGCAAGGGAAAGGGATTTACTGACGAGCGGCACTTATGGCCCGCCATGCATTGGTTGGTTGGGCAGTGCGATCCTGTCGTTATCTTTGGCGAGCAATCTGCAAGCGCTGACGCAAATGACTGGATCGACCTTGTACAAGCAGACATGGAAGCAATGGGATATGCCTTCGGGGCGTGTGCGTTTCCGTCTGCGAGCGTCGGCGCACCGCACATCCGTGACAGAGCTTACTGGGTGGCCGACACCAACCGCGAGCAATACAAAGAATGCTTACCAGGACGCGCAGAAAGTCATTGCGCGGAGGCTTGCTGGCCGTCAGTCGAACTTACAAGATTTTGCCTGTCTGGCGGGGTGGCCTACACCAGCGGCAAGGGATCACAAAGGGGGGTATCAGGGGGGCAGGATGCGCAACGGGAAGCTGTCAACGGACACTCTGGATGTGGTGGCACAGATAGCAGGCCCGGCCCGGTTAACGGTTTCTGGGGATCTGCTGACTGGTTGTTCTGCCAGGATGAAAAGTGGCGGCCAGTTGAACCCGAACTTGTCCCGCTGGTTGATGGGGTTGCCTCCAGAGTGGGACGTCTTCGCGCCTACGGAAACGCCCTCAACGTTGAAGCGGCAACAGCGTTCATAAAGGCTTACATGATGGGGGCGTCAAATGTCTGACGCCGCCTTTGCATGGCCCTGGAACGCGCCGCGCCCAGCTGTTGGCCTGTACACCTACGAACCGAAAAAAATCGCCCCGCTTGCCGGGGCGGTGGCGCATCATCCTGCCGTAAAAAAACACATCGATCACATCTTCAAACGCGCCGGTTATAACCCTGACGACGTTCGCGACCGTGACGCGCTGATCCAGGCGCTGGACAGGTACGAACCGTGCGGCCTGCCACTGGCCGCCCAACAAAATATCATCCGGCAGGAAATGGAAGCCGCCAAAGCTGCGGCGGCTGCCTGGGCCAATACGCCGGAAGGTGTCGAAGCGCGTTTATTATCAGAGCCGTTCTTCATTCGCGAGGTCTGGCGCAAAAAAATTGAATGGTTACGGGCCAACCGTGAAACCAGACACACCAATGATTTTCTTATGGGGACCGTGAAAAAATCATTGCTGCGTCTTGATGTTGTGCGCACAAGGCAAGGTGTTTCGCCTGATCTCACCGGCGAACTGGCCGCGTACTGGTTCGGGCGCTGGCAACGGCTGGCCGATTTCACCAAGCGGGAGGCACTAAGCGCCGCTAATGAGATCGCCAGCCGCATGGCTGAAATGCTGGGGACGGAATGCGAAGCCCTGGGGCGGAATGTTTCCGGCATGAACGTCGAAGAACTGGACTGGCTTTATTGCCACCTGGGCCGCGAAATGCTGGCGCTTCGCATTGTGCCGCCTGCATGGTATGCGCCGTGGGAACGCGAGCGCATATGCACGGCCATTTTGCGTATGGCTTCGCCAGACTGGTGGGGGCGCAAAATCTGGCGCCTGCGTTGTGACTGGCGCGAAAACCAGCTGCGTGCTGTTGGTGCGGTAAATAAAAAAGCGCATCCGTATATCAGTGCATCAAGCCTGATGGAATGGCAGGAACAGCGACGTAAAAACCGTAATTTCTTCAAAAGTCATGAACTGGTAGACGAGGACGGCAACGTTTCGTCGCTTGAGGACATGATTAACAAATCCACGTCTAACCCTGCAATTCGTCGTCATGAGCTTATGGCCCGTATGGCTGGCGTGGAGCTTGTCGCCCAGAGTCGTGGCGATGTTGGCATCTTCCTGACCATCACCTGCCCGTCGAAATATCACGGCAATATTGCGTCCGGCCACAATAACGCAAAATGGAACTATGACACGGTTGCACAGGCGCAGCGCTATTTATGCCGTGTATGGAACCGGGCAACCGCCAAACTGAAACGCGAAGATTTGCGCCCTTATGGCTTCCGCGTCGCCGAACCGCATCACGATGGGACACCACACTGGCACGCGTTGCTATTTATGCCACAAGAGCAGGTTAAAGCCACGGTTGCGATCCTTCGCGCCTACTTCATTGCGGAAGACCGCGACGAGCTGGGCCGCAATACCGGTGCTCGTTTCAAGTCAAAAAAAATGGACCCACGGAAAGGGTCAGCAACGGCGTATATCGCCAAATACATTTCGAAGAATATCGACGGCCACGCGCTGGCCGGTGAACTGGACGACGAAAGCGGCAAGCCGCTGAATGAAACCGCCAAATATGCAATGGCCTGGGCGTCACTTCACCGCATCCGCCAGTTTCAGCCAATCGGACAGCCGCCCATATCGGTTTACCGCGAGCTGCGCAAACTGAGCAATCAGATCACGACCCGCCAGAAAATTGACAATACCTTCAAGCGCGGTGCGCCGTTGCTTGTGGATCCTGCAATGGATGCGGTTTGCGCCGCTGCCGATGTCGGATGCTTTGCTACCTACATAATCCGCCAGGGTGGTGTTTTGATCCCGCGTGAAAACTATGTCGTCCGTCTGGCCTATCAGCCAGCTGATGAAATGAATGCTTATTGTGAGATCCCCGAAAAGGTTTTTGGGGTCTGGTCGCCGCGTCTGGGTGATGCCTCCCGTATTTGCACCCGTCTGGTTAAGTGGAAAATCCGCGCCAAATCTAAAGCCGCCACCGGGGCCAAAAACGGCCCCGGTTTGGGGGTTGACCTTTTGCCGTCGCCAACCGGCGACGCTTGGAGTTCTGTCAATAATCGGGGGACAGTGACTCCCGTTA